TTTTAGATAATTATAAGAGGTTAATGGTATATGCCTACGGGGCCTAAGACAACATTGATACTTGAGCAATACACTTCTACTGCTAATGGCAGAGGTGGTTTTACTCAGACATGGCAATCTAAAAGAAATATAACAGGCGTACTGTCTGCCATATCGGATAGTGAACGTTTTATGTATGGTAAGAAAGCAGAGGGCGCTTCGTTAAAGTTTACGATTGACTATCCGAATGGAATAACTGTTACCACAAAAGATAGATTTGTTTTTTCGTCGGGCGGGCGCGTTCTGGACATTACTGCTAAGGAAGACCCCATGGAACAGCATCGAACTCTGATATTCTTTCTATCAGATAAACCGGATGGTTAATGCTATGGCTAAAGTAGATTTTAATATGAAGAAAATGGAAGCTCCTATAGAGTATGCCAAAAGAAGTTTGATTGCTTTAGGCTATCAGCTGGAGAACACTATAAAGCGTAGCATGAAAGCAGGTACGGGTAGAATGTATGGTAAGCATCAAGCATCGGCCCCCGGAAGTCCCCCAGCGGTAGATACAGGAAGATTGCGCGGTAGCATTTCTACTAACTGGACAGGTTCGGGAATGACTAAAGGTAAGGTGGATGGTTCAGCATTAGCAGGTGATGGTATTCCGCAGCCTAGCGATAAAAGCAAATTTATTGTTTCGGTAGGTTCTGCGGTGCCTTACGCTGGTTGGTTGGAATTTGGGACTAAAAAAATAGCCGCCAGGCCCTACATACGCCCGGCTTTTGACAAATTAAAAAATTCTAAATTAAGATTTCATGTAGGTGTGTAGCATATGAAAAATTTAAAGAACGCTATCTATACAAAGTTTACGGCTCTTATCGGAGCTTCCCATAACTCGTTCTATAGTGCTATCAGTGGGAAATTGTATTATGAACGTGCGCCACAAGATGCTACTTTACCTTATGCTGTTTATACTATTGTGTCAGATGTACCGGATTGGAATTTTACAAACAACTTTGAGAATGTGCGATTACAATTCAATCTTTATTCGGCGGATAGTTTCGATGATGAAGAAGTTGAAGACATGTACACTGCGCTTAAAGCTTTATACGACTGGTGTTCATTATCAATAACAAATAGTGTTTTGGTTTACATGCGTAGAGCAAACGCTAGATTATCCAGAGACCCGGAAGATGATAACTGGATGTATAGTGTAGATTATGAAGTGATGACGGAAAGTACAGTAACAAGCGCGAGTGCTAGTGCAAGTCCGAGTAGTTCGCCTAGTCAGTCACCATCGGCAAGCCCTAGCGAATCACCAAGTCCGTCACCTAGTGCGCCATAATAGAAAGGGGAAGTATGCACAAATCGTCGTTGGAAAGAATGAAGGAGTTCGTTGATACGCTGCCAAAGGGGGGTTTGCGTGTTTGCGATGTGGGTAGTAAAAACGTTGATGACATTAATATTGATCCTAGTTTCGGAACTTACAAACAGTATTTTAGAGAACATGAGTATGTGGGACTTGATTTAGAACCGGGGTTGAATGTTGACGTTATTGCTAATGGCTTGTATGATTATCCATTTGAGGATAACTACTTTGACGTTGTTATTTCCGGACAGGTTATCGAGCATGTAGAAGATATATATGCTTGGATAAAAGAGATAGCGCGAATAACAAAAGTCGGCGGTTACGTTTGCATTATCGGCCCTGTGGACTTTGAAGAGCATAGGCATCCTGTAGATTGCTGGCGTGTATTTCCTGATGGGATGCGTTTCTTATTGAGCAAAGTAGCCGGGTTGGAAGTGATAACGGTAGATAGCAAGGAAAAGAATTGCGTTGGGATAGGGAGGAAATTATGAAAACCTCCATTATTATGCCATGCTGTAATGCGTTGGAATATACAGAACTGGCAATAAAATCCCTGTTTAAGCATACCAAAGATTTTGAATTGATCGTTATAGATAACGGTGATGTTGAGCGTGTGCCGGATAGAGAAGGTATCACCATTATTCAGAATCAGGGAAATCTTGGCTATCCGGAATCTATGAATCAAGGTTTAGAAGAAGCCACTGGGGATTATCTTTGTGTAGTTAATAACGATCTTATATTTCCCCCAAGCTGGCTTGAACGTATGATAGCTCATATAGAATATGGTCGCTTGGATATGGTAGGCCCTGCATGCAATTCAATATCCGGATTACAACAAAGGCTTATTGATGTATATGAAGACGAAGAGGATTTCTATAAAGTAGCGGAGGAGTATTATCAAAAAGAAAAGGGCAATCAGTTCCGTTACCATAGACTGGTAGGATTTTGCATTCTTATGAAAAGAGAAATCTATACCAAGATTGGTGGTTTCGATCTGGTATTTAGTCCCGGTAACTTTGAAGATGATGACTTCTGCTTACGGGCTATTCAAGCGGGATTCAGATTGGGAGTGGCTAAGGATGTTTTCCTACATCACTTTGGCTCTATTACTCATAAGCTATTAGATATTGATTATCAATCTCTTCTGAATAAGAATCAAAGAATATTTAATAGTATGTGGGATATGAAGGTAATAAAAAATATGGCTATGAAAAACAGGGAGGCATAAGATGAGAAAACAATACGGTGAAGAACAGGAAGAACAGCAGGAAGAGAAAGAGAAAGTCGAAGTACCGAAACCTGTTAAAGGCCCCATTCGTCTTAACTTGGGCAGCGGTTATCGAAAGATGGAAGGATTCATTAACATTGATAATCGCAAAGAAACAAGCCCCGATCTTGTTTGCGATATTACTGCTGGATTGCCTTATAAGGATGGTGAAGTGCTACATGTGCGCGCCTACGACTTCTTAGAACATATCCCGCAGGATAAAGCGATAGCGGTTATCGAAGAGATTTACAGGGTGTTGCAGGTGGGCGGTTTGTTGGAACATTTCACACCTTCTACTGATGGTCGCGGTGCGTTTCAGGATTTGAATCATAGGAGTTTCTGGAACTTCAATTCATGGCTTTACTTTACCGATGACGCTTATCGCGCGTTGTATGGAACGAAAGCGAAGTTTAAGATTATCAATATGGAGAACAAAGTGACGGATTCTCAATTAAATATCATACACACTTTTGGTGTGTTGGAGAAAGTGTGATAAACTATGAAGGTGACTAACAGAAAGCTGGGAATAGGAATTCCGACTAACTTCCCATTTGTAGCTAGTTCATTTTTTGATAGTTTTATACAAATGGACCGTCCTTCGTTTGTTTACATTCCAGCTAAGAACGGAGACATTGCTGGAATGAGAAATCAGATTGTAGGACAAGCATTGCAGATGGGCTGTACTCATTTGCTTATGATGGATGCGGATCAGGTATATCCGGTTGATACTATACCTAGACTGTTGGCGCATAATCTTCCTATAGTTCATGCGTCTGTGCATAGACGTTATCCGCCGTTTGATTCGATTCTGTATCAGGGTGATCTTAACGGCTATACTAACAAAACAGATTTTACAGATGGGGACTTAGTTGAAGTTTCAGCGTGTGGTACAGGTTGTGTTCTGTATCATACAAAAGTCTTTCAGGAAATGGAACCGCCGTGGTATGAATTTGTTCCAAATCCTAATAAGGAAAAAGGAGGTACGGTTGGAGAGGATATATGGTTCTGCGAGAAAGTGCGAAAATTGGGGTATAAGGTAATGGTAGATACCTCGATTAAAGTTGGTCATTTAACATTGTTTAACGTGGATGATGCTTTTAGTACATTGTATCAAGCTTTGATTCGACGACAGTTGAAAGCAAAGGAATCCGTTAATGTATCTGAATAAACGTACTTTATGTAAATGCGGTTGTCAAAGATTGGTTAAAGCGGGTAAAATGTTTATACACGGGCATCATCGTCCGTGGCTTGGTAAACACCATTCGAAAGAAACGAAAAGTGCAATGTCTAGAGCACATATTGGTAAAGTATTTTCTGAAATACACAAAATGAATATGTCTAAATCACTTAAAGGTAGAGTATTTTCAGAAGAGCATAAAAGAAAGTTATCGGAATCGCAAAAAGGCATGGTACGAACGAAAGAGACGCGAATAAAGATAGGATGTGCACATAAGGGCATTTTACTTTCGGAAGCGCATAAGAATAACATAGCCAAAGGTTTACTTGGACATATATCTACATTAAAAGGAACGCATTTATCAGAAGAGCATAAAAGAAAGTTATCAGAAGCAAATAAAGACCGGATATTTTCTGCTAAACATAAATATAATATAGCAAGACAGAAACGCAAACAGTGGAAAAATGCGGAGTTCGCGAGAATGATGGGAAGAGCATGGCAATTAAAGCCCAACAAACCAGAAACATCTATATTAACGATGCTTGAAACTCTTTACCCAAAAGAATGGAAATATACCGGTGACTTTAGTTTTATGATCGGCGGTAAGAATCCTGATTTTGTTAATTGCAATGGGCAAAAGAAATGTATTGAATTGTTTGGTGATTATTGGCATAAGGATGAAAATCCTAATTATAGAAAAAGAATATTTGCTGAATACGGATATGATACATTAGTTATATGGGAACATGAATTGAAACAGGCGGAAAGAGTTAAGTTTAGAATTAATAGGTTTTGTAGAAAATCAATAGGAGGTGCATCGTGAGCGTATTAGTCGGGAAATTAGCAAAAGTGATGGTGGGGGCTTCTAAGGTCGCGGAAATCGGTTCCTATTCATTATCTGGTTTTTCGCGTGAAGCATTAGAAGCTTCGGAGTTTGGTGACGATATTAAAGATTATGTTGCGGGTCTCGGTGATGGCGGAGAAATTTCTTTTTCCGGTAACTATGACATAACGGATACCAATGGTCAGATGTTGTTGGAATCCGCATTGAAAAATGCGAGCATCTTTACCGGTGGCGACATGAAGTTTTATGTGGACAACACAAAGTACTTCACCGTCAAGTCTGGTGGTAACATCCTGATTACCAAAGTGAAAGCCGTGTCGTTTGAGAAAGCGGGTATCGGCACCATCGAATTCACCGGCAAGATCAGCGGCGGTTACATGAAACTTTGGTAGTAATTGATGAATGAAAATAATTAATAATAGGAGGGACTGAACATGGCTGTCAAAGTAGGAAAAGTAGCATGTGTAGCAATAGATGATACGAAAATAGCGGAGATCGGAACGTTTGCGCTATCAGGTTTTAGTCGAGATACTCTGGAATCAACAGAATTTGGTGATGACATTAAAGAGTATGTGTTTGGTATGGCCGATGGCGGTGAAGTGTCGTTCTCTGGAAATTACGATCATACGGATAGCACTGGTCAGATGTTATTGGAATCTTATGTATCCAATAACGTTGCTCTGACACAGGGTCAGTTGCGGTTCTATCTGGATACCACGACGTATTTCACTGTGGGAACAAACGGAACCATTATCATTACTAAATGCAAAGCAATCTCTTTTGAGAAAGCTGGCATTGGCACCATTGAGTTTACGGGTAAGGTTGCTGGAGCAGAAATGTATCTGGTAAGCGGGCCGTTGTCGTAGTATTAAATTAACCATTAAACGAAAGGGGAAAGTAGTATGGGTACGACATTTAATATGGTTGAGTTAAATCCGGGGACGTGGTTCGATGTTGAGGGCGGCGGTCGCATTTGTTTGCGAATCTGTGGTAGTGATAAACTGCGTGAGATTCGCAAACAAACCGTCAAGAAGAAAATCGAATACAAGCAGGGAGGTCGTTTTGTATACGATGAAGTCAACGAGGATTTACAGGGGCGTTTGATATGGGAATATTGTATTGTCAATTGGGAAAACTTCTTTGATGCTGATGGTAAACCCATTCCCTGTAATATTGATACGAAGAACGCTCTTATGGGTAACAGTCCGATGTTCAGTAAAATGGTAACTGCCAATCTGACAAAGTTGGCGGATATTGAAGAGGCAGAGGATCAAGAAGCAAAAAACTGATGGACTATGTACTCTGGCTAGATCAGAAGCCGGAGTGCAAAGCTTGTAGGCATATCTGGTCTATACGTGGTGAACTACCGCCATGTGAAACTTGTCGTGTTGTATTGTTTGATAATAATATTGATGCGGCAGAAGTTTACTTAGCGGTGCGTAACCAGTATATAACAATGCCTATACAAAAAGGGAATACAGTAGTTCACAAGGTAATTGATTTAGATATAAAAGCGGTTAAAGCGGCAATGGATATTTACAATGTAGTAGATCAAAAAACATGCTTTGAACAAGTGCGCCATTTGTTCTTTAGTATGTTGAAGGAAAAGGGATCGTGATATGTCTGACGGAACAGTTCTTGTTGATATGGTACTTGGTACCACCAATTATAAAAATGAGCTGAAAAAGACAGAAACGCAAAGCAAAGAAAGCGCCAATAAGATAGAAAAAAGCTTTTTAGATGCTGGTAAGAATATTGACAACCAGTTATCCACGGCGGTTCGATCTTTTGCTTCAGGCATGAAATCAGCGGCTTTAGCTACTGCTGCGGCATTAGGTATTGCTGGTATAAGCAGCTATCTTAAAGAAGCGGCTATGGCGGCGGCGCGTGTTGAAACATTAGGTATAGTTGTTAGAACTGTTGGAGAAAATGCTGGCTATTCGTCTGGCCAAATGAATGCCTATGTAAGTCAAGTTAAGAAAATGGGTATTACGACACAGGCGGCACAGGATTCCGTTATTAAAATGGCGCAAGCGGAAATGGATTTGACTAAAGCCGCTGGTTTTGCTCGTATCGCACAGGATGCGGCTGTTATTGGTAATACAAATTCTTCTGACGCATTTCAAAGAATGATTTATGGTGTTAAGTCAGGTCAAGTTGAAATTCTTAGAACGATTGGTTTGAATGTCAACTTTGAACAATCCTATCAAAAGACAGCTTTAACACTTAAAAAGTCAGTAGCCACTTTAACAGAAGCTGAAAAGACCCAAGCTCGAATGAATACTGTTATGGACTATGGGGCTAGAATAGCAGGTACTTATGAAGCGTCTATGGGTACTGCTGGTAAGCAAATGTCCTCTATGTCCCGTTATACCGAAGAGATTCAATTGAAAATAGGGCAGCTATTTGGCCCTGCATTAACAGCAGGTGTATTTGCTACTGTAGATGCGCTTAAAGTTTTAAATACGGAACTTGATTTACTCGTTAAGACAGAAGCATGGGAAGAGATGCAGACCTACTTAGGTGTTGGCATAGCAGGCGCTTTTGAAATTATTGGTGGTCTTGCCGTAGGTGTTTGGGATGTTATAAGGGCTATTTTAGGGCCTTTGGGTGATTTTGCTAAAGGTGTTGGAACTATTGCCTATGGTTGGGGTGGTATAGCGGCTGCAATAGGTCCCATTCTTTCTCTTCTAGGTGATGCTATAGGAATGACATGGGATTTAGCAAAGTTGTTAGGAAATGCAGCTACTTTAACTGCCGCACTTATTTCGTTTCAGCCGGAAGTTGCTAAAACAGCATGGAAAGAAATGCAATCTATTTATTCAGATATGGAAAAACGATCTGAAAAAATGGGCAAAACATTTGGAGATGGCATTACAGGTGCGGTAGGGGATTATGGAATCAAGGTAGAAAAGGCGCTGAATGCCACTAAGAAACTTACTGCGCAGGAACAAAAAGTTCAAGAGTTAATATCGCAAGGAAGGGCAAAAGATGCGGCAGAAGCTACTGCTATATTGAAAAAGCAAGAGCAAGATCAAAAAGATAATGAAATTAATAAAAGACGCTTTGCGCAGGATGCTATTAGCAGAATAAAAACTGAAAATCAAGAATACATGGAGAATGAGAAGATCAAGTTTGAACGTAGTCAGATGTATGCTAAAGAAGCGGGGCAATCCCAAATAGATACTCTTACTGCTGTTCGTGATTTTAGTATTAAGACAGCGAATGAAAAGCTAGCAGCCGAGAAAAAAGAGATTGCCGCTGAAATGGCAGCTAAAGCATTATCTGGGACTACTAAAGAGGCTTTAGGTTCTGAAAGACGAACAAAAGAATTAGCGGCAGAATCTAAACATCGAACTGCATTAAAGAATGCAGAACTTACTCTTGAAAAAGGTAAATTGGAAGCCTCTAAGAGAACAGTTGATGCTAAGAAATCTTATTTAGGCGAATTAGGAATAATGAATGAAGCTTATGTACAGGCTGAAATGGATAGTTGGGATGAACAGGCTAGGGAATACAAAAGAGTGCTGGGAGATCGTTTTGATGAAGAACGATGGCGTTATGAAAAAGGATATGCACTTCTTACTGATATAACGAGAAAAGAATTAGCAGCTGAGGAGAAATATTATACTGCTATTGGGAATAGTGAAAAGAATTTATTACAAATAAAAATGGCAGCTCTTGAAATAGAGTTTGATGAATTAGAGAAAAATTTAACTGCCAAGTATGGCGCAGAAGTAGCGCATGATATGGCGATAAGGGCTTTGGGCGCTGCCAAGAGTCAGACGCTTGATGAAGAAAGACAGCGGGAATTAAATGAACAGTTAAGCTATTATACACAAGTACAGGGTTATTCAACTGCACAGTATGATTTAGAAATGGAACAAATATTTCTAAAGTCAATGAAAATGGCTGAAAAGACTGGCGACATGGTATTGGCTCAAAAGTATTTAGCAGATGAAAGTCAAAAAGCTTGGGTCAAGATGAAAGAAGGTTCTGACAGTTTCTTTGGTGGATTCGGAGCAGGTATTATCAAAATGACAGAACAAACTACGACTTGGGGTACGGCTGGTTCTGCTGCTGGTCAGGCTTTCTACTCTGGTGTAAACGATCAATTAGGTGACAATCTATCTTCTTTATTCCAAGGTAAGATTGATGATATGAATTGGGATTGGGATAAAGTGTGGAAAGGAATGACGGATGCTTTCGGTAAAGCCTTATCTAAAATGATATTAGAAGCTGCGCTGAAGCCTATTGTCATGAAATTTAATGCTTTGTGGGAAGCCGGTGCAGCGGCTGTTCTTAGTGCCGTAGGAAAGTTGTTGGGATATGCAGTAGACTGGTTTTTTAGCAGTTCAGGTGGAACGGACGGCGGTATAAATGCACCGCCAGCTGGGCCGGGCAGCGTTAATGTAGCTTATGGCGGGTTGATTGGTGGAATGAATACAGGAACAGATTCGTATGCTAATGATAAAGTACCCGCCATGTTGTCCCCCGGCGAGTATGTCATGCCACGCTCGGCCGTCAACCCGGAAACTGTAGGCGCTCTGGAATACATGCGACAGACTGGACAGACACCGAGGGGATTTGCTGATGGCGGGGTAGTAGGACAGTCGAATGATTATGATTGGGAATCTATAAATGCACTTGTAGCTGCTGAGGCTGCTAACTTAGAAGCTGTTGCTAAAGAGACGCAATGGCAATTGCTTCTAGCGCAAAATCAAGGCAGCAGCGCAGTTTATACTTATGGTATGAATAGTAATCCAGGTACTTACGACCAAATGCAACCTAATACTTTAGACTCAATAATGGCGCAAATCAAAGCAAATAACTATCAACCTGTAACGGTATTAGATAGACAGCTAATTGCTACAAATGAAAATGACCTGTGGAGAATTTACGGAACCTATTATCTTGATAAGATAGGAAATTTGCAACGCGCTGAGGCTGGAACTCTTCATGATGATATTGGTCAGGATGACGGCGGTTTCTTTGGAGGCATCTTAGGTACAGTTTTAAGCGTATTGACAGGAGGCATATCAGATGCTGTGGTTGCAGCAAGTGGTATTTTATCTGGCAGTACAACTACAGACTGGATGAATGTAGCTACCGGCGGATTTTATAGCCTACTTTCTGGAATTGCTGAGGGTGATATTTTAGGTGGGATTACAGAAAGTCTTTTTGCTGCTAAGGATAATCCGATTTCAAACATGGCCAATGCCTTAGGAACAAGTATTGGGACAGTTGTGCAAAAGGTAATGAATGATGTAGGACTAATGCCTGATGATGTGTATCAAAAGAATTATGATTACACCGAATTTATAGCACAAGCAGTAGGTTCTTATTTTATAGGTGGCGCTGGTAAACTAGCTGAGGGAATGAGCGCGGCAGATATTATTGCTGATGTTGTAAGTGAGGTTGCGGTGGATGCCGCAAAGAAGTACGCAATAGAAGTTGCCAAGAATGTGGCACTAAAAGCTATATTTCCAGACGAAGCCGGTGGTTCGGTATCTGTTAGTTTTAGCGGTATGTCTGGTGGAGAAGGCTTAGCAGAATCTATAAAAGGATTTCCTTCAAGTACTATTCCTTCTGAGGCTTCTTTTAATGTTCCTCTGGCAGCTAGAGGTGGCAGAATGTCAGGCCCGTTTATAGGTGGTGAACGTGGTGCTGAATGGGCAGTTCCTACTTACGAACCTGAACGGTCTAATTTCTTAAAGGAAGTGGGTGTTGATACAACGGCAATAGCAAGAGAATTAAAAGCTTTAATGGGTGATGCTGGTGGTTCTACAAAGATCGTTATTGAAGTGGATGGAAAAGTATTAGGTAGTATTGTAGCAGATCAAACGACTTCTAACAGCCACTTGATTAAAGCAATAAGGAGGTTAGCAGCATAATGGCCGCCAAAGAAATGTATGATTACTTAACAACAATAGCTCCTGATGTAGATCAAACACTAAGTTTAACAGCGCAAGGAGTCTTATCGGAAGAAGGTTCTAAATCACAGGCTATTCATGCTGGTGACGACGGTTCAGAAGAACGTGTTTCCATAGCAAGCTCTTTTAAGTTTTATGTTTCTTTTGAATATAAGATATTAACTGAATCGGACATGGGAACGTTATTCGATCTATATTTTGATTCTGCTAAAGCTAATGGGGTTGCTAATTCGTTTAAATGGACTAGGGGCGATGGTCATACTTACGTTGTTAGATTTAATACCGTTATGGGACGCTCAGGTATAAAGCAATCTTTAATGGGTTCTAAGATAAAGTTGCGTATTCTAGGGAGGATAGCAGATTGAGAACAGGAATCACTTTACTACAATCGAATATCCTTGACGCTAATGTTAAGACTGATATTTCATGGTTGTTTGAAATTGATGTTGGAAAGACGGGTGTTGTCACATTCTATTGGTCAACAAAAGACAAGACATGGAATGGACAGGCCTATACATTTAAGGTATTAGATTTTTCCGATATTAATATTGAACGTGGGCGTGAAGAGTTAGGTGTTCAAGCGCCTTCGTCATTATCATTCACAACAACTAATCCCAGTTCAGCTTTACGCCCGTCTGATTTTGCGAATAGTCGTGTTACGATAAGATTGGTTGTTAAAGCTGATTTGAATTCTGTCCCAGATGCTTCTGATATTGAAGCGGATGGATTTTCTGATGAAACTCTTAATGAGCAAGAAGCAGAAATATCCTCATGGTCGTTTGATATTCAAACAGTTACAATGGAATATCAGAAGTTAAAGTTTAAATGTCAAGACATTTTCACTCCGTATTTAGAAGGAACCTATCCAAACACAAAAACTCTTGCAGCTCTATGGCCTTCTACTTCTAATGATGGCTCTTCTATAGTTCCGTTGATATTTGGAACTGCTTATATTCCAATAGCTACCGCTTATATTGGGACAGACCGTTATTATGTATTAGGTGCTGCTGGTCATACTTATTCAATAACAAAGTCACGTTCTCCAATAGAGTATGGCGGTGCTACGGAATGGCTTCCTGCTAGTTATACTTTTAATCAATATACTGTAGCAGGTTCTGATGGCAATAATTATCAGGTGTTTCAGTTATTAGGCACGGTCACTACTTCGGAAGATCCTTCAAATGTTTTATATCATGCTTTAGAACATATCTTTGGTGGTTATGAAGAAACAGTAACAACTACAGTTAATGTAGGAAATGACTATTTAGCTCTACCCACTTTATTCTCCAGAGATGACACCGCTGCTTATACTTCACCAGCTGATATTATTTCCTATGTATTACAAGACTTTGGTGTACCTGCTGATATGTTGGATGCAACTACTTTAGCCAGTGTAAAAGCCACATATGCTTCTTGGGGTCTAACATGGCAAGCTGCATTCTATAATAGGGAAGATCGCAAAGCTGTTTTAGCTCGTTTATTACAATGCGCTCATTTAGAATTAATAATTCGTGATAAAATATACTTCAAGATTCACTCTAAAACAAGTCAATATGGTATAACCAGCAGTTTGATTATTGAAGAATCATTCTCTGATGAAGGCAGCACGCCGTTAAAAGAGAATTGTGGTTATGTGCTATATCCTACAGTATCTGGTGGTGTATTATCAAAACCTTTAACAGAACTAAATCAAGTTGTAGTAGCTGCAAAATCGACTGCTACAATAGTCTCTGATCAGGCTATAGATTGCTCTATTATACCGTCCTCTGTGAATGCACAGGCGATTGGACAGCTTGTGTTGCAACGTAGATTACTTCCTACAAATGAATTATCATTCAAAGCTAAAGGTAAAATATTGCAATGTGAGCCGGATGATGTTGTAACTATAATGGATCAAAATTATGGTGCTGGAACTGGCTATACTTATGATGTTTTGATTGATTCTATGCAGATTTCACGGGATTTAGAAATATCGGTTAGAGCAACTAGATTTAGTGCCGCTTTAGATGATTTCACTGATTTGAGTCCGACACCTGTTTCATTAACTACAGATAATGCAAGTAATTCCTTTAGTGTGGTTATAGCGGGACCTGATTCTCCTGGTCAAACTGGATCTTCAATTCCCAATTTACTTCCTGGCTGTTTACGGGTAGGGTCTGGGAGTTCTTATATTTATTTGAATCCATTTGAGCCTGTGCAATCTTTTATTGAGGGCGGGATTACAAGATTAAAGATTGGTGATTTAGGAACCGATGATTGGGGAATCGAATTTTTCGACCATGCTGGTGTTTCGCTGTTTAAAATGGATGGCTCTGGCAACAATACATTTGCGGGATTTGCTATTACAGGGTCAGTAATATCTTGTGATTCGGGTGTGGTAGGATTATCATCGGTTGTTACTGGTGGAACTGATTGGCGCATATGGGCTGGTCATGCTACTCCAGCCTCTGCGCCGTTTAGAGTAGATGAAAGTGGGAATCTTGTTGCAACTTCTGCTACTATTACTGGAGCCATTACAGCTACTTCTGGAAGCATAGGTTCCTTTACAATAGGAACCTATTTATATACTGGAACTAAAACAGCATACAACGATACAAATGCAGGTGTTCATTTAGGTAGTGACGGTATCGGTATAGGAAATAACATATTTACAGTTAGTTCAGCAGGTGCCTTAGTTGCTACCTCCGCTACTATAACTGGTGATATTACAGCAACAACGGGTTATTTTGCTTCCGTAACTTTAGGGAAAACTGGAGTAGCAAGTGGAACTTTAACGCTACAACTAAAAGATACTGGTGGTGACACTTATATTGCTGCTGGCAAAACCGATTTCACTAACACGGATGCTGGCTTTATATTAGGATTGGATGATTCTGATTCTAATAAAGCAAAACTTTATTTGGGTGACACTACCTCTTACTTTAGTTGGGATGGTTCCGCGCTTAACTATACAAAAGGAACTGTTACAGAACCTACTGTAGCTATTTATTCTAGCGGAACTATAAAGACACATGCTAGTGCGTTAAGCGGGTCAGCAGGCATTGTCATTCAAACTGATGGTATATATGCTGGCACAGCGGCGCAAACTACAGCTAATGCCAACGTTAGAATATTAGCTACTGGTTCTGCATATTTTGCTGGTGACGTAACAGCAAATACAGGTTATATTGGGGGGACTACAAATGGTTGGCAGATAACGGCGGGTTTAATTACAGCCCTTGGCACGGGTCTCATACAGACAAGTTCATCTGCTAGTACAGGAATTAAAATAGATTCAACTTCGATGCGTGGCTATAATGGCACAGCACAAACTGTCAATATAGCTACCGATGGTTCTGGCTGGTTTGGATTAACAGGAACGCGGGCAATAGAATGGACAACTGCTGGTGTTGTTACTATCGGTGATTGGACAATTAATGCGAGTTCAATCTCGGCCACAAATATAACTTTAACTCCAGGAGCTGCTAACACGGCCAATATTACGGTAGGTACGGGTGCTGATGCCGGTGGTTTAAATTCGCCTGCTGCTGGTACTGATATAGCTATTTGGGCGGGTTCTGCATTTGCAAATAGAGCGACGGCACCTTTTAGAGTTACAGCAGCAGGAGCTTTAACAGCTACCTCTGCTACTATTACAGGGGTCATCAATGCAGCTACAGGGTATATTGGTGGTGCTACTGGCTGGATAATAGCGGCAGGTAAAATGACTTCTTCTGGAATTGGCCTAGCTACTTCTGCTGGAGACGCCACTTATGCAATATGGGCTGGTGATGACACGCCTGCTAGTGCGGAATTTAGAGTTACTCATGCTGGTGCATTGGTAGCTACTTCGGCAACAATCACAGGTGCAATAACAGCCACTTCGGGAACCATCGGGTCTTTTACAATAGGAACCTACTTATATACAGGGACTAAAACTGCGTATAATGATGCCAATGCGGGCGTGCATCTTGGAAGTGATGGCATAGGAATAGCCAATAATGTGTTTACTGTTAGCGCGGCAGGAGCTTTAGTAGCTACGTCGGCGACTATTACTGGAGCCATTACTGCAACGTCAGGTGCAATAGGTGGGTGGTCGATTAATTCGACTTCAATATATACAGGAACAGAAGATCATTCTGGATATACAGCAAATGCTGGTGATATAACCATCTATTCAAACGGAACGGATTCTTCCATACATGCTAAGAATTTCTATATTGATACCAGCGGAAATATAACAGCAACGTCTGTCACGTTGTCTGGTGATATTACTGCTACAACTGGTTACTTTGCCTCTGTTACGTTAGGCAAAACAGGTGTGGCTTCTGGAACATTAACGTTGCAATTGAATGATGCTGGTGGTGATACTTATATTAACTATGGTAAAACTGATTTTACCAATACCGATACTGGATTTATATTAGGCATTGATGATTCTGATTCTAATAAGGGAAAGTTCTATATAGGTGATGCCACAAGTTACATGAATTGGGATGGCTCCGCTTTAACTTATACAAAAGGCGCACTAATTGAGAATACAATTCAAATGTACACCAGTATTGCTTCGTTAAAAACTTCTGCTACGGCTGGTGATGGTTCGGCTAGTTCAGCTGGTATAGTGGTTACATATGAAGGAATATTTGGTTGTGGTGCTAATCAAAATGCAACAGTAGCAGCAGCAGATGCTAACGTAAGGATATTAGCAGATGGGACAGCTTATTTTGGTGGAGTTATTACTATAGACCCAATGGAGGATGCCACATTAGGGGATGAAATTTCTCCTTCCACTACTGGCGCCACTGCAACTGCTGACGGCGTAATGATTACAAAGTCTGTGGCAGTTACTTCAGGAGTTTCTTATTACGTAACATGGACGCAAACGCATAGTGTAGCAAGTAATGGAGCTGTTACTGTGGCAATAGGCGCTGCAAGTGGGGAAGCGTTTTCTTTTACAGACACTAGCAGTCATAGTTGTAGCACCGTTATCCAGGCTGTAGCAACAGGAACATTAAATTTTACGTTTACTGTATCAAGTTATACATCTGGGAATATTGTTGTTGCGGATACAATAAGTTTGAAGCCCGTTTCTACTTCTACTTGTTCTATGTATATTATGGCAAATGATGGAATAGCAATAGAGTTACGTGCTTCTAATAGTGCAGCTTCTGATAATGTATTTTTTGGAAGGGATTCTGGCTCTCTAAACGCATCGGGGCTCTATAATACATCTGTAGGAACAGATTCGCTTAAATATTCTATAAGTGGATTCGCTAATACAGTGGTAGGTTGGAGAGCTATGCGACAGAATACTACTGGTGACGACAATGTTGCTATAGGGCGTTCTGCTTTATCATTGAGTCAGTCTGGAAGTTATAATGTTGCCGTAGGAAGTCATGCGCTAGATTATAATATGAGCGGTGAATGTAATGTGGCTATCGGTTATGGTGCTGGTGAGTGGACTACTGGTATGGCTGGTAATAGTGGCTCTATTCGCAGTACATACATTGGGTATGATACTAGACCGGCCGCAAACGGGGATACAAATGAAATAGTAATAGGATTTACGGCAAAGGGTGGTGGTTCTAATACAGCAACTTTAGGTAATACCAGTATTGTTCAAACAATACTACAAGGAGGTGTGTGTATAGGTGGAGCGTCTGTGGAAGCAGGCTCTACGTATACGTTAAACATTAAAAATGGAACTGCACCGGATGCTCATGTTGATAATCAAATCATCGTTTACAGTGTAGATAGTTCAGATAGTGCAGCTACTCTAGGTTTATTTTTAGAACAGGCGGTCGAGGATATAGGAACTTTCACGGCATCACATAAGATAAAGGTGAAAATCAATGGTACGGAATATTGGTTACAGCTTGATGCTGTTTAGTTTATTCTTAGTAAGCTGTGCTTATCAAACATTTGATTCTGCACAAAAAGCAGGGTATGCTAACTTCTATACTGCTTTTAACACGTTACCAAATATAGATGAACAAAAGCAAGTTCAATTAAAATATGTATTAATAATAGTTGATAATGACAATAAATATATAAAAGACATGTTAGGAAGCAATTTTACAGTACATGGCACAGCCAACAAACAGAACATTATACATTTGGTTGGCAAGGAAAAGAATGGCAAGATATATGTGAACCCTGCTGTTCTAGGACATGAAATGATGCACCTAATGAACTTTCAAAACGAAGAATTCTACGATCCGGACAGAGACTAGCTGTTAAAGGAGAACGTTTATGGCTAAAGTATTTTATCAAAGAACAGTATTATCGGGTGGTGCAGCTGATGCCTTGGACTATATAGACGGTGCAGGTCTTAATGATGGGGATTTCGCCTTTGTAATGACATCCTCAAATGAGATTTATGCTTATATTTTAGATGCTGATTCTGGTGCTGTAGAAGCAATTCCTACTATTATATCGCCGGACACCAATCCCGGAAATAAACGTTGGCTTATGCAGACTATGGTAAGTGTGAATGTTCATATTAGGGATACCGACTACACGCACGACTTGATATTGAAATGTGGCTCTAATTTAACAGCAGATAGAACATTGACTTTTACTCCAGGTGATGCTGATAGAACGCTTACCTTAAATAAGGATTTTACTATTGGTGACGGTTATGCTGGAACTTTAACTTTTAGTGCCGCAAGCAAAGTTCTTACTATAGCTGACACTCTGACATTCAATACCGCCAGCATAGGAGCCTTACGAGTAGCAACTGCCGCTAATGTTGTCGGTAATTTAGCTGTTGGATTGACTACTCAAATATTAGTAGGTGGCGGAGCGAGTGCTTTGCCTGTCTGGACAACTGCTACGGGTTCGGGTGCGCCAGTGAGAGCAACATCACCTACTCTTGTAACTCCCCTCTTAGGCACACCTACAAGCGGAGATTTGAAGAATTGCACAGCAGCAACCACTACAACTAAAGGTGTTACCGTCTATTCCGGCACAACCAAAGCCCTCGCAGGGACTGATACAGCGAGCGCAATGACACCGGCGGACACAAAAGCGGCGATTGACGCTAGATTACCTACCGAAAACCTAATAGGTGTTCCCGGCGCGATGGGATTTGGGGTTGGAATTTGTCCGCCTGCAAACCTTCCCGATGGAATGGTAGGAATGCCGGGAT